TGGTAGCAGAAAAAGAACGTGAAGCGTGTGCTGAAATTTGTGATGGTTTTTACTTATCATGGATAGACATACAAGGTAGATATGAATTCATGGGTGAAGGAGCAAGCGAATGTGCTGGTGCAATCCGAGCAAGGGGACAAGAATGATTAATGAACTACCAACTGCATTTCCTTGGATGCATAAAGACATTACTTGTACAGGTATGACATTGCGTGACTACTTTGCGGCAAAGGCTATGCAAGCAATTATTGGCAGAGAAGACAATAGATTTACAACAACTCTTGAGTTTGTGGGTGGTAAGGCTTATCAATATGCAGATGCAATGATAAAAGAAAGGGGACAAGAATGACTGAAGAAGATGAAGAATTTGAACGTATTGCAAAGAAAAGACAATATTTAATTGATTACATCATGGAACCTCCATTGGTTTCTAAACAAAAAGAATGGGTGGGATTGACAAAAGATGATCGAGTTCTCATAAAGCATGATGCAAATTTCAATCAATTTATGACGGCAGGTGAATATGCAGATAGGGTTCAACAATTAACTGAAGCAAGATTAAAGGATTTAAACACATGACTGAAGAAATCGACCCCACAAAAGCAATAGACTTTATTGCAAGAGAATCTAAGAACTATGCCCAGGCATATTCTGATGCCAATCATCTTGAGAGATTCCTAAAAACCATTAAATCTCAGTTAATGAATGAAGAATCAGGAACCTTGGGGGCTAAAGAAGCTTATGCCTACTCTCATCCTAAGTACATAGAGATGCTGGATGCCCTTAAAACGGCCGAGAATCAACGCGAGCACCTCAAATACATGTTGGATGCTGCCAAGCTAAAGATTGAGGTTTGGCGAGTCATGGAATACACTAAACGAACAGAAATGAAACTTGGTATGTAACATGATTAATCAAAAAAAGATTCACGAGTTATTTAACTATGATCCCAATACTGGAATTTTTACGAGAAAAATAAAAACTACAGGTAAAACAAAAATTGGTGATATTGTTGGTTATGACAATAAAAATGGATATAAAAAAATATCTATTGATAACAAATTATATTTTTCACATAGATTGGCTTGGTTATATATTTATGGAGAATGGCCCGAAAAAGGTTTAGATCATATCAACAGAAATAAATCTGACAATCGAATATGCAATTTGAGATTAACAAATCAAAGTGAAAACATGCAAAATACAATAATAAGAAAAAATAATACAAGTGGTTATAAAGGAGTGACTTTTTGTAAAAATACAAATAAATGGATTTCACAAATTACTATCAATTACCAGCATATTTTCATTGGCAAATATAAAACTCCTCAACTGGCGTATGAGCAATATGTACAAATGGCAAAAAAATTACACACACACAATTCTGTTGTTAATGTTTAATGCACTCTAAAAACAAAAAAGCCATGACTGCTCTTGAAAGAAAGCATGTCGGCAGAATCAAGGAGATGGCCTGTATTGTCTGTGAGCAATCAGGTCCATCTGAAGCGCATGAAATTGACCAAGGCGAATGGTTTACTAGCCTACCTTTATGTGCTGATTGTCATCGGGGGTCAATCAATGGTATTCATGGCCAAAAGAGAATGTGGAATATTCATAAACTTGATGAACTAAAAGCGTTAAACTTAACCCTTCAGAAAATATTTGAGGAGCGATAAAATGGATCCAGTAGGCGAATTCCTGTTAACAATGCTGCATGGCGTGACCAACGCTCATTTACTACACTGGCAAGAGAAAAATGGGTTTAAGCACCGCGTATTGGGTAAATTCTATGAAATACTATCTGACCAGGTTGACGAACTAGCAGAAGCAATCATGGGAGGTTATGACATGGTTCCTAAGTTCCCTCAAACCTATTTCCACCCAGCAAGCACTGGCGAAGAAGAAGTGATGGCATTGAAGCAATACGTTGAAGAAAACAGAAATAAGCTTCCACAAGACTCTGCAATACAAACTTTGGTTGACGGAATTCAAACCCAAATTGACCGCACTTTATATTTAATCAGAAAGGACTAATATGAAAGCTGGACTTTATGCCAATATCCATAAAAAACAGGAGCGGATAAAAAAAGAAAAAGCTGAGGGAAAACCTGTGGAAAAGATGAGGAAAGTCGGTTCAAAAGGTGCGCCTACTGCTCAAGCATTCAAAAACTCTGCTAAGACTGCTAAAAAATGAAGAAACACGATAAACCTATAGCCCACAAAACCACTGGTAAGGGCAAGACATACAACCCTACTGACAAGGGTGCTGGTATGACTGCCAAAGGCCGTGCAGAGTACAACAAAAAGAATGGCAGCCATTTAAAAGCACCTGCTCCTAGTCCAAAAACAGAAAAGGATAAAGGAAGAAAGGCATCTTTTTGCGCTAGGATGGAAGGAGTTGTTCGCAATGCAAAGGGACCAGCAGAACGAGCTAAAGCTTCTTTAAAAAACTGGAAATGTTAAGTGCATGAATTTTTGACGGGGGGGTAAAAATTAAGGGTGGGGTGTCTGTGATTTTTACCAGTTGCTATAAAAATAAGCAAAGTGAACACTGACTAACCATCAAAGTGTGTAAGTACTCACTCACTTAACCCCCCTCAATAACCGAAAAGTACTACAAAACCCATAGAATCGGTTTAAATCGATTTAAATTAATGCAAGTATATAGACATCAAAAACCCAAAAAAACGGCTCAAATAGCCTAAAAATGCCCTTAAACACGGGTTAACTATTGCATCAAATAAGCATAAAAGTATAGGTCAAAAAAAAACCCGCACTAGGCGGGTATAAAGGGGGATAATTTAATTATTCAAAATTGTCGAGTAAAACCCAAAATTCTCCAATTGTGCAAACATGTACGCGATTAGTTCCACGCATTGGGTGACAATACACTAAACCCTTGTAAACGTTTTCTACAATCATTAAACCATTCTCACGGGTAACAATAACCCCAATATTACCGCGTTTAATCATAATGGACCCCTCATAGAATTTTCAGTATCAATATATGCTTGAGCTTCAATATAGGGAATATGTAGTTCAAAATCAGTAAATCGTTCTTTTAAATCTTTTGTTGAAAATGTCGCAAAATAATCGCATAGTAAAAATTCTAAATTTTGCTTGTAATTAATTTCAGCTTGGACAATTTCAGCGATTAGTTCGCTGCGTGATAATGAATCGATATTAAACATATTAAACCCTTTCAATTGAAATAACCCGTTTTTTATGCCCCAATGCATGATCCGCGATAACGATATCTTTAGCATTTTTACTAGTACCAGCGCATAACATGCAATTGTCGCAAGTAGTTTTTTTCCCGCTTTCGGCGCTGGCGGGACATGCAGCTTCCCCCGCTTGCTTGTCAACACCTACTGAAACTCTAAATACTCTCATGCCATATAAATTAGCCCTGGCGGCTTCGTCTATAGTATCGGCGCTAGCCATTACAAGTTTGGACCATGCAGCATGATCGAATGAAGGGTTTAACCATTGATGTGAATAACCTACATGATCCGCTGTGAATTGTGTTAACTGCTGCCATATTGTCACGGGCGCTGCTGCGCCGTCTCCATATGTGCCAATTCGAAGCTTTAAACCCGTTAAATAGTGCGCGACCTCATTGGGAGAAGCTTTAACATATCGGCCACGTTTATACGCGTTATATACTTGTAAAACCGATCGACCTACATTTACATAACAGGGAGGTGCGCCAGTATAAGCGGCCAAGCTTGGCCTATGAATACAGTGGCCGCATATCGATGCATCGTCACCCGTTTTAAGCGCTTCTACAGGGTTTATATCGCTTCGAATGATAAAGCTTTGCACTAATGCGCCAGTCTTAGCGTTTCTTGATGCGGCTTTAATTTTATTGATGATGATTACAATGGGAGAGCCGTCAAGTAATGAGGGACCCTCATAAACGATATAACCCAATGGTTTAAATTTACTATTCATTTTCATTTTCATTTCCCTTTATTAATCGTTTAAATTATCGTCAATTGATTCGTCCCATAATTTGAGACAATCCGTGCAGCATTGGGCCCGATATTCGGGTTTATGTAACGGTGCATACATACCATGCACATTTTGCTCATTGTCATCTCTTGATGTTTGACAATAACGCACGCCAGCGTAGTAACCCGTGAAAGTCAAATGAATCATAATTAAACCCTTTTTTCCAATTGAATCAATTCATCTCCGAAACACCAGGCCAAGCCTATAAACCCCAATACAGTAATCAGTGTGGTGGTTAACGTAATGGTTTGAAATAACAAACCGAACATGGTTAAAACCATACCAATGATGCATAGTGCGAACATGACCGATAAAAATAAGTATTGCATTTGAAATCCCTTTTTAGTTGATTGATGCACCAGGTTTAATCCCCTAGCGCTATTAATATAACGATTGAATAACTAAAAGACCATAAGGGAAAACCCTATATTAATGGTATTTAAATTAATGGGTTAAGCATTATCGATAGCGTTTAACTATTAAACCATTGTCTAATTTTGAATAGCATTAAATCAAGTAAAAAGTAATGCATTATCACATAGTGAAATCATATATATAACCCTTGTAACAGTTGAGAGCTTGTAAGTAATGCAGCAACACCATGCATGGGGCGCAACACTTTAAACCCTCGAAAACAATAAAGCCCCTCGTAACGTATAGGGAAACACTAGGGAGAGAGACAGTAGAGTAAAGCCTATTGGCGCGAACAATCCCATTCATTTACTATTAAACCTAAGACTCAATAACAATCGGTCCCCCCCCAATTCAATCAAATTTCACACCCCCCCCAGGGCATTTTCAGAGGAGAAATGGGGGGAGGGGGGTACTGCTGGAACCATGGCAAGGGAGGGGGGCCCACTCCCCCGTTCCCAAAATTTCTACAAAAAGTTTCAGTTTAATAAACCGATAAATACGTTATACTGGCATCTACAGGAAATGGAGACTAGCAATGGAATGGTCATTGGTTACACCTTATGAGGCTCTACGGGTTATTGATACCTTTGAACCTATTTATAGGGATGAGAGTACTTTGGGTTACGACAGAGACTTTATCCACAAGATATTAACAGTGGCTTCTACTGTTCAAGTGTTTGACAAGTCTAAGGAGTTAATTGCAAAGTGTACTGATGGCGATAGGATATTAGGGGTATGTTGGTTTGATAGGGGTGGATATGCTCCTTATTCAACCAAAGAAATATGTAATTCTAAGTTTCACCATGTTGATTTGTCCTTACCGACTAGGACGAGGTATAGAATAATTAACCAAATGATTGACCAACAATTGTTATGGGCTTATCATTACGGCATACCGATAGTCTGTTCTACGAGTGTGAGGGGGGATTATCAGGGTTTTATGAGGATTCATGCAAAGAGGGGTTTTACAGTGCATGGGTCTTTTGCGTATATGGATGTGAAGGAATGGTATGAAAACCAAAGACGCACAGATAGCAATTGAATTGGCAACGGGTAAGAGGATGCCTAAAGCGAAGTCGGTGGTTAACAATGTAACGGAGTATGGTGCGTTGTTTAACCGATTGAATGCTGAGAGGGCTGAAAAGGGATTGCCGCCTTTAAAGACTGCGATGGAAGTATTGATTGATGCGATGCAGTCTGATGAGTTGGATATGAAGGATAAGGCTAGAATTGCTGACAAGCTTGCTCCTTTTGAGTCTTCCCGTGCGCCTATCATATCGATAGAGCATGTACAGAATATTCAAAAGGAAGATGAGATCGATGCTGAAGAAGCATTGGATAATTTCCTAGAGTCTTTAAAGAAGGTTTAAAATGCCATTAATCAAATCAAAGAGTAAGAAAGCTTTTGGTGAGAATATCGCTAAAGAGCGTGAGGCTGGTAAGGGTGAGAAGCAAGCGGTTGCTATTGCTTATGCCGTGAAGAGAGATGCTGAACACAAACGCAAATCCAAGAAGGATAAAAAATGAGTAATTACACATCTGGGAACAATGCTCCCACATTGATGAAGCAAGCTCCTAATCGCAAGGGTAACCACGATTTGACTGCTCCTTCCCATGATACTGGAGTGACCGCAGTAACCAATAAGAATGGTTCTACGATGTATCCTCCTGGTTGCCAAGGTGCTCCAAAGGTTGGTCCTCATGGTGGTAAGACTGCTGGTGTTACTGCTGGTAGAAAACAACCTGTTATGATGAGCCGTCCTAAAGAGTTGTATGATGGCAAGATCAAAAACGATGGTTATATCGCCAAAGACGGCAAGTCTTGGTTAAAGTGAGGCTAATATGTCTGGATACGGAAAAGTGATTAATGGTGGGGTTGCGATGCGTAAGGGCCTTACCAAAGAGATCAACGATAAACTCGAGGGTCTTGCTGAAAACAGAGCTAGAGGCAAAAAGATCGCTACTGCGGTCAATGATGCTTACAAAGTGAATACTTTGTCCACACAACATACGGACAATGTTAAACAACGCGGTAAATTTGAAAAACCAAGCGTTCCCAAAAACGTATAACTAGGAATTGAAATGGCTACTTATGATGTTGATGCCTTAAAGGCTGATTTACCCACGGCTAAAGATTTAGCACAGTTTGTCTACGATAAAACCCAGATTGCTTTGGACCTCATTGGTAAACCCAAAGAGGAACAGTATCTGGTCGCTAAGAATGCTTTAGAAGGCAAAAAAATTCCGTCTGAATACCAAACAGATGAGAATCCTTACGTTGACAGAAAGGAATTAATTCCTGTTGACGAAATGAAAGAAATTCCACCCCGTAGTCCCGATCTACCCCCTGAGACATCTAGGGTGCATTTCTTTGGTGCTACCAACATGCCCCATCCTCTAGATCCACAGTCTGATCGTAAAGTTATGATCAACTTTTGGAAATACGATAACGGCATGATTACTTATCAGATTTCTGGTCCTGTTGAACAAATTGCTATTGGTTCTAGGATTAATAAGTTTGGCCAGACTCAGCCTGAGAAGTATTCTTGGATTGACCCCCGTACAGAAGAGATGGTTCTCCGTAGACAAGATGGATCCTTTACTGAAAAGGGTAGAGGTATTTATTCTTTCTGTATTGGAGAGAAGGGTGCTGGTATTTGGTCGTTGATCGACAAAGATATTATTTCTTTTGCTGAAAAGAATATTGCTAATCCTTGGGCTTAAATGGAAAACTATTCAGAAGTCTTTAGGGACAAACTTCATAACCAAACTGAAGTTTGTGCAAGAAAAAGCCTTGAGATTTTAGAAAAGAATCTTAGAGGAACCCAAACTCTAAAGCCTGAAGAAATTTACTATTTGGCTAGTGCAGCAGAAATACTATTAGATTTGTGCGACAAGTATGGCAAAAAGTGAAGCAAGTGATTATGTATTGCCTATATACAAATCAAGGGCACTTAAGTATTTGGTGAAATTGTCAGGTGGTAAGAAAGCCACCAAGTTGATGAGCAAAGAACAACTGGCAAGCATGAAAATTGCCAGAGACAAAATTGCTTATGACATGATGTTTGACCAACTCAAATGGTTCAAACCCTTTGATTACCAAAAACGTTTCTTTGAAACAGGAACCAAATTCACCCGTAGGGGCATGATCGCTGCCAATCGTTCTGGTAAAACCATTGCGAGTACCTATGAAGCAGCCTACCATTTGACTGGAGAATATCCAAAATGGTGGAAAGGCAAAGTCTTTGATGAACCGATCATCGTTATGTGTTCGGGTGAATCTTGGGAACAAGTTGCAAAAACGCTACAGTCCAAATTGCTGGGTTGCGATGATATCAAGCAAGCGTATAAATTGGGTTCTGGGGCTATTCCACGGGCAAAGATTGATCCTAAGTCGATAAGATCGGATGGAGCCAATGTCTTGGCAATGGAAGTGTGGCATAAATCGGGTGGTAAATCAAAGTTATACTTTTCTAACTACACCCAAGAAACTAGGCATTTGCAGGGCTATGAACTCGATCTTGTTGTACTTGACGAACAACCTCCTGATGACACATTCTCTGAGCTTGTCGTGCGTACTGCTGCCCGAAATGGACAGGTCATATGTTCGTTTACTCCGCTTAAAGGACTTACAGGACTTGTACGAAAGTTCTGGGATCAAGTAGAGGGATACTGCCATGTTCGGGTGACTTGGGACGATGTTCCTTATGTCAACGAATGGGACGAACCATTCTTTACCAAAGAAGAACGGAAGCAGTTGTCGAGGGACTTTATGCCTTGGGAACGGGACTGCCGTATGAAAGGTATTCCGTTGGTCGGTCAAGGTGTGGTGTTCCCGATTCTGGATTGGCCTACTTACAAGAGTACGGATATTGATCTTAGGGACAATGAAAAGCTTGAGCGATTAATTAGTTTTGATTTAGGAATTAAGAATGACCCGACAGTTATCAGTTTCTTTTTCCGTGATCCAGTTGAAGAGATCATTTACTTACAACGGCAAATTAAAATCCCTGCTGGGGAAACGCCTGATGAATACGTTCACTACTTGCTTGATCGGGAATCCAAAGGTGTGCCGATTGCGCTACCGCATGATGCCGCCACGGCTGGTCGATACACGCTTACGGAACAAAGCGTTAGAGAGGTTTTTGAAGATAATTATGGGTTGAATTGCATTCCAGGTGCTATTTTGAACCCTGTAAATGATCAAGGAAAAGTAACTAACCACAAAGCCTATGGAATCAATATAATGCGAATGGGGTTTGAGCGTAAAACCTTTATGATTAATGAAAATTGTAAAGCGTTTCTGGATGAATGCAGAAACTACGCTATTGACTCTCAAGGACGATTTAGTGATCCTGATGACCATATCGATTCCGCAAGGATTGGTATTCTTGCTTTAATTCAGGGTCACGGAGAGTCGGTTGTCAGCAGAGCCAACAATTTCGAAATGAGGCGGTTCACACCCATTGAGGGCAAGGTCCAAAGGATTTAACATGTTAGACAAACAAAACGTAGTCGTTATCAATATCGCTTCCGAGTCTGGTCATCGGGGCATCGTAGAACAAGTAGCCCATGAAGTCTACGTCAAAATGGTTGACTACCTGCGTCTGACTCAATCCAAGAATACCTATAACCGATTCACTGATTACCACTATTTACAAATTCCTGTATCCAACTCTACCGAACCCGTTCGTGGAATTGACTATATTGCTCCTATCGTTACGCCTGCTATTGACTATGCTACGGCAGTCATTACTAAATGCTTGATGCCTGATGGTGAGGTTAACTTTGAATTCGGTCGCTTTAGTGAAGCCGATGCCAAAGCCTGCGGCCAATCAACGGACATGGTGAAATACTTTATCAACGATAAGAATGATCCATACGCCATTATTCGTGATTGGGCTCAAGACGCATTGCTTCATAAAAACGGCATTGTAATGGTCATGCCTATTCGTGAACCCATCACAATGTACAAGGAAGTTGAAGGAACCAAGGATCAATTGAGATCTTTTGAGATTACTTTGGCTGACAAGGGGCTTACATACAAGCGTCAAAACATGAGAAAGATTGACGTTGACCTGCAAGGCGCAATGCAGGAAATGATGAATCCTCAGCAAGAGGAAGAAGGCGAAGAGGCTGAATCTCAATCAGAAGAGATGAATGAAGCTCTTAAGAATAATTATATTTACAGAGCAAAGTATAAGCTGACGGGTTACTCTACCAACATCAAAATTAAACACGTTGCCCAACATTACTTTGT